TAGCTGTGCCATCACCGATTGTATAGTCTTGATCCATCTGATTCTCATTCTCGTGGAATATGGCCTCTGAGCCACCACCAGTCGCTCCGCCTCCTCCACCAATATCTCCCCAATTGCCATTTTGATAGCCTTCAAATTTGTGTGTGGAAGTATTATATCTAAAATCTCCATTAGCACTTGTGCCTCTGTCAGAAGTACTCCCTGCTGGCATACGAACACTTGTTACATAGTTATGAGTTACTTTGCCTGTAAAGGTCGCACCAGCCAAAGGTGCAAGCCCTAAGTTAGCTTGAGTTACATTACCAATAGTTATAAACCCATTATTACTAGCGTTAACAATTTTTAAAAGGTTTGAAGTTGTATTAACAACCAGCATATTTGCAACTGTTGCCGAATGTGCTGGATCTGATGAGCCACTATTTAAACTTTGTATAGCAGCAAAGACATTATTAAGGTCGGCTCTTACATTTGCTCCGCTATCGTTAGCAATCGTGTAATCTGCTACTTGTGCCATAATTCAAAAGCTTTGTGCCTATTCTACCCTCCTTTGGCAAAACCGACAGCCTGATATGTGAAATTCCTATTTACTGTACTTGATCCATTTTTAAAAGTAATCCTAAATCCAGTGCCTGTTATATTTGTTAATTCAAAAAAATCACCGCTTTGCATATTTTGACTTGTAATAGCAACACTTGGTAAAGCACTATTCGTGCCTCCTAAACCAGCAGCCCCTGTGAAAAATGGAGCTTGAAATGTTACATCAGTCGCACCACTTGATGTTATTAATGCTGGGCTTTGTTCTGTTCTTCTTGTGAATGATGCTGTATAACCAAGCTCTGTGACTTTAATACTTGCTGAAGGGTCTGTTGATGCCATAGAACATCTAAATTTAAATCCTCGCCCTTTGAAATTTGAGTTAGTAAAAGTTTGAAAAGCTGTATAAGTTGGTGATCCAGAGCTAGGATCATCTTGAGTAATAGCAACTAAAACATCTGAAGAAACATTTGCAATATCAATACCATCAAAATTCTGTCTTTTATCTAATTCATCTATTGCATCAAAATTATCATTTGGCAAGAAACCATTAGATTTTAAATGACGTTTAAAGTTGACATTGAAAACACCTCCTAAATCTAAAAATGTAGTGCCAGCAGCCCCACCAAAATCATAAGTACCAGATGAAGCAATAGTTAAAACTTCATCTAAAGTAGCTGTCCCATCTAAAGTATTAAAGTTTGTAATTGAATCAAAACCTAAATCTTGTAACTGTAAAAAAGTATTTGTGCTATCAAGCTCTGTATTAGTTTTTGTTCCTTGGAATTTAGGATTATCTTGATCCTCTCTTCTTGTTAAAGCAGATAAAAATGTTTGATCCTCTGGTAAAGCTATGATTGCAGAACCTTCACCAGCACTTCTATTGCCAGTATCATCAACAAATTTTAAAATATATTCACCATCTAATTTTGGTAGAGTTGCAGAGGTAGAGTTGCCAGCCACCTTATCAAGTTCTTGTGCAGTAAAAAATGTTCCAGTTCCATCTGTTAATACAGAATGTCTGATCTCCACGAACCCCCCATGAAGAACATCAAGAGAGGTGGATTGATCAAATCTAACCCTTACAAGGTCAGTGTTTTGAATAGGCTCAATTCTTACATTTGTAGGATCGTCTGGAAGTGCTGTCTTTCCTAAAGCATTGACAGTAAGAATGGCTGGCTCTGCACTAGGTTTATCAATAGCGTTAAAACTAAAAACCCTTACTTCATAAGTACCTTTCTGACTGTTCTCTATGTCAAAAGTATTACTGATAACATTTTGTAAAATAAAATTACCATTGTTAAATCTATATTGAACTTGATATTTATTAACACCTAAAACAGGTTGCCAGTTTAGAAATATTTTACTAACTGCCTTGTTATCAATAACAACAATTTTTTCTTCAGCTTCCAAATTACTTGGTGCTGGTTTTAACGCAGTTAATACAGTTGTTGTTCTTGTTGGTAAGGCAACACCATCTTCAACAAAAGCATATTTACCAGAATCGTGAGATAAAGCTGTAACATCAAAAGTTAAATCTGGGTTCTCTTTAACTGTAATAACTCTCCAAGTCGTACTTTCTAAAGTATCGTTTTGAATTATAAAAACAGAGTTTGCATTGGGAGCTTCGGCTTGATTGCTTGAATTTAAAAAAGCTGAACTTACATTAATTGTCGTACCAGAAACACTTGAAATAGTTTTAGTACTCAATGATCCATCAGGCATAATTACAGATAATGTCGCATTATTCGTGCTGTCTAAGTCTGTATTTGTTGAATCATCAGCCACTATTGATGTTGTTGTAGCAGATTTAATTTTTCCACCTCGCCTCAATCCAGCTTTCACAGGGTCACTTATAGAAATGATTTGACCGCACCTTACTAAAGTTCCAGATTCAGCAGTAATTTTAAATGTACAAGATTCACCTGATTTCTGTTCGTTATACAAAAACCATTTTCCCATGCGTGATGCCTGACCTCTACTTGTACAACCAAAACTTCTTATAGTTTTTATTACAGTGCCATATTTTGCTATAGCTGCGGTATCTTCTACAGTTTCATAATCAATAGCTCTTGTTTCAAGGTCAAAATATCCAACATTTATAACAGTATGTCTTGTTTTTAATGAAGAACCGCTATAAGTAAATCCTTCTTCAGTTACATTTGCAAGAGTGAACTGGTAAACAGGGTCAGATGGTCGATCACCTGATATAGAAATTGAACCAGCCGCATAAAATGGCATGACCCTCATTACTGAACAAATATCATTTATTAAATTAAAAGCTTCACGTTGTTGAGTGATATTTACATTGATTGCAAACCTAGCCTCCTGACCACCTTCCCCATCATCTACTAACTCATTGTTATAAACAGATTGATTGTAAAATGTGTACTGATCTAAAGAGCTTTCTGCAACCGATAGCCCATAACGAGTGTTTGTCAAAATATCCCAAAGCACCCAAGCTGGATCTGAGTGCCATTCTTTATCAGTTTTAAATGTTCCGTTAAATGTTCCAGCATAAGTTATACGACCAGTTTGTATATCAACAGTTGCATTATGAGGTATTTTTGTCTTAATTCCTCTGAGTCTAAATGACCTCTTTGGGATTCTTGGGAAAGATTCGGCACTAAACCTCAAAGCTAAATGTGCAGTATCAGGATAAGCATTTTGTTTAAATATAACTTCTGTCATACTCGACCAGTTAAAAGCTGTGAACTCTGGACTTGTAGTATCAGCAGTGGTTCTAGACACTCTTACGTTTATAGGAAAGCTTGTATTTGCTGGTAAATTAATAAGATAATCTCTGAAGTATGCACTAGTTGATCTTCCTGTAACAGTGTCATCTATTGGTGTTGTAGTAGTTCCATTATTTTGTATTATCTCAATCTTTACCCCAGCACTAGCACCAGTTATTTCTCCACTATCCTCTACCTTTTGAATATTATTAAATGATACTGTTACCCTTATTGCATTGACAGAGCTATTAGAAACGGCTCTTGTAATTGGATTTCCAAAAGTTACGGCAACTCCAACAGATGTTTCTGTTTCAATATTTGATATTCCATTTATAAAAGTTTGATTTGATGTTCCAAATCTAGGTTCAAAACCTACATCTTTAAAGTTAAATTCACCTTCTGCTGGTGATGTGTTGTCTGCGGAAGTAAGAAGTAGTTGTGTTCCATTAAGGAATATATCTTTTTTGAAAGCATTGTTATAAGCGGTTGTTCCTTTTGTAAGGCCAGCCTTTGATGCTGTGGCTGATCCCTCTATTTCTCCTTCCCCTACGACTTCAACAAGAGTGTTAAATTGCTTTGATGAAAGCGTATCGGTAGGTAATTCTGGATTAGTAAAGACAGTATCTTGACTAAATTCTTGTATGCCAGCCATTATGCGTCACCTCTGACTTGAACTGTATCAATACCATTTGAAACTGTCACTGATCCAACTATAGTTTCTCCATAAATCAAATTAATTGGAACTCCACTTTTGCTAATATTGGTAATTCCACTAAATGAATAGTTTGAAGCTAGTGAAGCTGGGTCTGTTGCGTCCATACCAGACGGACTCATAGAGGGTGGCTGTGGGGCAAGCATTGAGGTAACACCATCAACGATCAAAGAAGTACCAACTGCTGTAATAATCGACCCTAAAATACCTGTTCCTACAACACCAGAAATAACACTTGAAACACCAGCACCCAAAAGAGGTGCTACGAAAGGAACTAAAAAACCAGAACCAGTTGCAATCGGAATTATTCTTATATCACTTTCTCCAGACATAAATAATTTCTCTTCCGTTACTAACTTATCACCTGTCCATACTCGATAGTTGTTGTTTAGTAAATGACACTCTAACTCAGGAAAGTTATTATATAAAAAACTAAATGCCTGTCCTACATTATTTAGATCAGCTTCAAATGTTGACTGGCCTAATATTTGTCTAAGCTTTCCGTAGACTTTAATTGTTCTCAACATGACGATACCTTTTATAGATTGATTTTTGCATTTGAGAATCCAATAAATCTTTTGAACTTAGTCTACCTACTTGATGATGTAAAACCATCTGATCTCCTACATAAATACCAACATGACAGCCAATATTTTTACCCATACTAAACAAAAACAAATCATCTTTTTTTATATCGTCATTAACTTCTATAAAGTTACAAGATGGTATTTCATTTTCAAACTTGTTGTTAGAAAGCATTTCATAAGGACTTTTTGGCCTTATCATATCTCCAACAATCAAACCTTTTTCTTTAAAATAATCAACAACAATAGTCCAACAATCAGCAGCCCCCCAAATCCAAGTTTTACCTATTATTGAAGATGGTTTATAGCCAGAAGGTTCAAAGCTATACCAATCCTCCATTTGTGGGCTGTAAATATGCCAAGGCAAGCCAAGATATTCACAAGCTGATTTATCAGCCTCAGATGGGAATATAGACCCCTTTGGGTGTGAATGAATTAGTCCTACAAGTTCTCCACTATCCTCTGCATTAGCCCAGTCATCAGGATCAATAATAAAATAAGATATTTGGTCATTAGCTAAATTTTTACAAGGAAAATAAGTTTCTTTGCCTTTTACTATTGCCAAAAGGCCACAGCTTTCCTTTGGTAAACATTCTTTAGCATGATTAGCAGCTTTTTCTTTCCAAGTCATGCGTCAATAAATGTACCAACTCCATCAAAATCTTTTCTGGTAATTTGTCTTTTTGGAACTCGAACATTTGCAAGATCAAGGGCAGAAACCAATTCATACTGTACAACTTCTCTATTTTCTAAAACTTTTCGATCAAGAAAAAATATTTCATCAGGAAACTTGTTTGAGCTAGGTGTTCCAAATGGATTTGTTTGACTTGTGCTTGATGTGGTTGTGGTCGAAGTGGTTGTATTTGGATTATTCATTGTGATTGTATTACCCATGCCATTGCCATGACTTGTGCAGTAATATCTCAAATCATTTGGAGCAGAGGGATAAGCTGGCTGATAGGTAACAGTTGCGTCTGTGCCTAATGTTCCAGCATTAGTTGTACTCTGTATTCCCCCAGCATCAGATTTAATTCTTAAAGGGTGGTTTCCTCCTGAAGCATTAGAGCTATGAGATTGATCAAAAATATAAGTTGAACCTCGTTTCATTGTTATTACTGGTCTTTGTACGCCATTGATTGCAAAAACATTATTACCGCCAGAATCTTGCACTACTGTCACTGTGTAAGTTACAGTTTCAGCGTCTGCTGGGTCAGCGATTGTCGTTGTTGTTGTAGAAGTCGTTGTAACAGGTGCAAAGTTTACAGCGTCTAGATTATCGGCTGTTGTCCTGATTCTGGTAAGTTTTGCTCCGTTTAAATCGTTAGCTGGAGTAAAGGTATTTACAGATGAAATTAAAGTTGTAAGAGTAGATAAAACATTGCTTACAGTTAAAGTAGGTCTTGGGATTTGTCCTTTTCCTGTAAACTCAAACCCTTCAGCCTCAACTGGGAATCTTGTGTAAGAATTACCCTGCCAAACTATCTCACCATTACCATTTTGATTTGATCCACTATGCCATCTGTAAAGTTGATCTGATCCATGTATTGAAGCAATAAGTTGTAACTCAAACAATTCGATGATTGCTGAAGGATTTATTTTTTGCAGTTCAGAGGTAGGTATTGCCATTAGGGTTCTGCAACCTCTTCAAAAGTAAGATTCATATTTACTCTATTTAAATATGGAATAGACCTTGATCTGCTGGTACATTTAAACTTTCTTGCTGAAGATTCGCCTGTCATTGTGTAGTCAAAAGAAGCTTGATCGTCAAATCTACTATTTAAAAAGGTGTCGATTGTGTCCGCATCTGTTTCAGATATTGCAAAACTTAAATTAACAATATGCAGTCTTTTATTTGCTGGCAAACCAAAAACAGTTCTGAACTCATATCCATCACCCATTTTTGTAGTAATGCTTTTCTGTTCTACTGTTTGTGTAGTTCCGTAAGTAGGAGTTATAGAAGGAAAAGTTGCCATTATGCTAATAAACCTCCAGCACGTTTTTCTTTGATTAGTTGAGCTTGTACTGCTTGACCAATAACTTGGCCTAGTTGTGTGGCATCAGTAGTAGAGCCTTGCACTGAGCTTCCACTTGCATCTACATTTACTGTAACCATGTTTGTAACACTATCACCACCACCCCCAAGCTGACTGTTTGGAATTATATTGCCACCCTTTGAACCCATCTGCAATAACTCAGGGCCTCTTTCTCCTACAACAAAAGCACCACCAGCCGATACTCTTCCTCCTCTTTCTTTACCAAACAAGCCAGATAAAAAACCACCTCCAAAACCTTTACCGCCACTCAAGGCGTTTCCTATACCACTGATGGCTTTGTTTAAAGCAAGGTCAATTAATTTATTTTTAAGATTATTAAGTACATTGCTCATTGCTTCACCGAATGATTTACTGCCATTTATAGCCTCTCTTAAATTAGAAACTAAATCATTTCTTACACTTTCACCAATACCTTTAAAAGTTTCTTTTAATTTTTCTGCCTCTTCTCTTGCCTCTTTCTCTGCTGGTGTTAAAGCCTCAACACTTTTTTTAATTTCTCCATTTGTTTCTACAATTTTATTTTTTGCATCTAATTGCTTGTTATTTTCATCTGTAATTTTTCTCTCAACTTCTGAATATTCAATAACTGCTGGAATTAAATTTTCAACACCCTCTTTTAATTTTTTAAATGGATTTTCAAATTTTGGTAATTGTATGTCTAAATTTATTTTTGGTAATTCAATTCCACCAAGTAATTTTCTTAGTGGCTCTGGTATAAGTTGAGCAACTTTTCTAAAAGCTGCCGCATAAAAATTTACAATTCTTTGTGCAGTTCCAGAAACTAATTCTCCTACACCTTTGAAAAAATTTACCACTGGTTGTGTTGCTTGAATAAAGCCATTGATAATATTTTGTCTTAGTGTATTGACATTTCTTATAGTAACTGCAATTACTCCACCTATAACTTTTCCTATAAATTCTGCCTCTCCTACTAAATCTGTGATTGCTTGTTTAATATTTATCCAGCCTTGTTCTAAATTAAATAAAACATCTGTTGCCTCTATACCTAAAGCCTGTCCAATAACAGTTCCGATTTGTTTTACGGCACCAACTATCAAACGTATTGGTGCAAGAATACCAATTTCAAAAGCACTTTTTAAAGCCTCAACAGTAACAGCAGTAACTTTTATAACTTCTCTTATTGCAATACCAAACTCAGATCCTTCTGTTGTCAGGTTTGTAAACGCAGCCCCTAATCTTTGCAGTTGTCCTTGTATTGTATTTTGTGCTTGAAATGCCGCTTTTGCAGCAACGTCTTGAGC